TCCGAGATGGACGTGACGCGCCACATTTACGGCGATGACGATGAGGTCACCACAGAGGCAACTTGTCTCAAGTCAGCATTGAGCAACACGCCGAAATAGGCGAGACGCTTACCAGGATTGAGCATCGCAAGACTTATGTGATCACCGAGGTGCAGCAAGACGTTGAGAGTTACCGCTTAACCATGCGCGAGAAAGATGCCTAGATACGGAAATAACAAGATATATGTTGACGATTCTGTCTTTCAAAAAAAGGCAAAGAAGTTGGCTAAAAAACTAGGCGTTGATGAGTATGATTTTGTCAAAAATCAGACGGGACTATTGGCAAGAGAGGCAGCAATGATGACGCCTCCATATGTTTCTTTTCCAGGTCTTCGGGGAGGAACTTCACCGGGAACTAAGGCAGACTTGGTGGCTGGTGAGGATGCAATATATAATAAGAAGCCCGGAAAAGGCGGTGGTTTAAAGCGCATCTTTATTGTTGTTGCAGACGACGTGGCGAACAAAGAATATCGAAAATCAAAAGGCGGGATGATTTACAGACATGGTAGGCCCGTTGCATTAGGCGTAATGACCAATATGAGTGAAATGCACTCTTGGCATCAGAGCAACAGAAACGCAAGAGGCAGAACAATAAAAGCTATTGCTCCCCATATCCCATGGGTGAGTGAAAGTCTTTTTAAGCAGTATGCAGAAAAGGTTCAGCGAAGGGTCGGAATAGCCAAGGCATCATTTGTCAGCGCATCAAAACAATTAGAGGCAAAGGGAGGCGTGACGCCTAAAATCAAAAGGCATTTAGGCAGGGCATCAGGCATTGGATTTATGGAAAAAACAAGGAAAGGCCCGTATGGTAATATTGTGGCAAAAGCTGATGGAATATCTCACACATTTAAGCACCTGCCAAAACTTGAGAGCAACAGGCTAAAAAAAGCAGTCAAGCGCCTTGAATACATCGGCAGGCAATCGGCCAAAAAATCAGGATTTAAAGTGGTTTGACTTTTTGAAACAGTAACATAAAATCAAGCAATGCCAGCAACATCAGACGAGGAAGTTTTTGACTTTGAGGGGAATTTAGAACAAGGTTTTTATGATTTTCTATTAGCTAATGGCATTGAATTGGCTACAGCTAACGACCCCCAGAGACTTGGTGATGACTATATAGGGGTGCAAATAATTCTTGGAGGGTTACATGATGATGAACATATGAGCGCAAAGCCAAGCGGTGACTTGGAATATGATCATTATCTTTATGAAGCACGGGTTACAATCCACACAGACCGGCAAGAAAACGCATTGCCTGGTTCAGCTTTCAGCCGTTATCACCGTGAGCTTGTTGCCAAAGTAAGAAACCTTTTGAGTATATCAAGGGCTGCAAACGTGGCCAGCCTTAACGATGACATTGATTATTATTGGATTAACCGCTTGATTCCAAGCGCCACAGAATACACATCTTACGACACCAGCAAAGACGAAACAATTTTGAACTTTGAAGGTGACTTTTCAATCTTGACAACTGCATGGCCTTCATAAATAATAAGGCAAGTTTTCAACCCTTAAAATACACCAACAATGGCAATTCCCTATAATTCAGTAGCAAACCAGCCGCAAGGTCTGGAATCCGTAACCATCAACCTTGTCGCGTATATTGTTGACTCGGTTGACTTGGCATCAAATCAGCACCGCGTAATTAGCCGCACAGACGAAAATGGCGACCGCGCCGATTTTATGGTGCGTGACAGCGGCGATCAAATCACCGGCACAATGACCCTTCAACGAGCAACCGATTCAACCGTTTTGCCACCAGAGGGTGACGAGTTCTCTTACGACTTCGACCGCTCCGGCACTGCTTCCACATTGGTAGTTCATTCAGTAAAAGTCAACCGTGGCAAAGACAGCTTTGACACCTTTGACATCGCTGTTATCCTTAAAACATACCAGGGGTAATTGAATGAAAATTGAGCTTTTAAAAGATCACTCTATACTTGGCAACATCGCCGAGGCTGGGACAGTTTTTGACTTGCACAATGGGGTTGCTCAAGACCTTGTTGACAGAGGCATTGCTAAAAAAGTTGAAAAGAAGGCTGCCAAGAAAAAGGCAGACAAGTAACTGGTATCTTTAAACAAGTTTCTAGCCTTGCTCGCCTGTTATAGCGGGCAAGGCTTTTTTGTTAAAATGACACTCACCGAAAAATACCAAAAAGAAAGGCAAAAGCTTGAGCTTAACCGCTCGCTTGATTGGTCAAGTTTTGGTGTTCAGTATATCGTTGCAGGTGAGCGAATCAACCCGTTAACGGTTGGCACATGGTTTGATTTGATGATTGTTAAATCTCCGATCATTACACAAGATGAAATTACCGTAGAAAGCATTGTTGACTATATTTGGCGCAATAGCCCTAGACGCACAACAAACACATTACTAAAAGAGTGGCGTTTGTTCTGGTTGCAGCGCAGGGTTGAAAAAGATTTACGCAAAGAGGAAACTGCACTTTCTTTAATACGGGTTCTGAAAGAACACGTCAAATCGGCGTTTGATGAAGTTCCAGAGAGCAAGGCAATGTTGAAAGATGCACACAGCAACCGTATGCTTGATGTGGCGGGCGAGGTGGCTATGGTTGACGAAATAGCTAACCGATACGCTATGCCGCCCCGTGATGTGCTGGCTATGCCATTGAGACAAGCTTTTTCTTTGCAGCGTGCGATACGGGTTGTCTCAATACCTGATTACCACTTGCTTGAGCCAGCATCTTTACGAGCCATCAAGTCCGAATATCTAAAAGAAATAAACAATCATGTCGAGCGAAATTAAAATGAAAATGTCGCTTGATTCTTCAGGAGTCAAGACGGCGTTAAAAACTATGGGGCAAAAGATAGAGAGCTTTGCCCAGAAAGGTTATGAGCAACTCAACCGGCTAGTTAAGTTGGTTGCCGTTGGCATGGTGGGGGCGTTCACCGTTGCAGCAAGGGAGGCGTTACAATACGCAAAAGAAATGACTAACTTGTCGCAAGTTGCAAATGCCAATTTTGAAGATTTTCAGAAGCTTGCAGCAGCAGCCAAAACCGTAGGCATTGAACACGATAAATTAGCCGATATTTACAAGGACATGAACGACCGAGTTGGCGACTTTCTGGAAACAGGAGGTGGCCCGATGGCTGATTGGTTTGAGAATATAGCCCCGCAAATTGGCATTACCGCCGAGGAGTTCAAAAATTTATCTGGCCCGGAAGCCTTGCAGCTTTACTATGACGGATTAGAAAAAACAAACAAGAGCCAAGAGGAGATGACCTTTTACATGGAAGCCATCGCCAGCGACTCAACATTACTGATTCCGCTACTTGCCAAAGGTGGTTTGAAGTTCAATGAATTAGGAAATGCAGCCGTCGCCAACGGGCAAGTTATGGCCGCAGCAACAGCAAAGAACTTGAAGAAGGCTCAAGACTCTATTGACGCATTCAAAGCCAAAGCAGTAATCAAGGTAGGCGAAATCATTGGGCAACCAGGGCCTGCAATGAAAAAGCTTGGAGCTGAATTTATGGCTTTGATGGCAAAGGTCGGTGGATGGTTAGGCGAGGCGTTTTTGCAGGCCGGTAAATTTCTTAATCAAGTGTTTATCGCCGCCGTTGAGGTGTTTAAGGATCGCATGGTTTTTGCGTTTAAATTTGCCGTTGAGAGCTTCAAGATAGCTCTTGGCCCTGTAATAAACATGATAACCGAAGCGCTTGGTCTTGATTTCAAAATTGATACATCAGATGCAACAGCCAAGCTCATGGAACTTGGCACACAAACGCGAGTTTCATTTGGAGAAGTATTTACCAGAGTGGGGAAAGAATTGGGGGACATCAATGTTGATGTAAGCTCACAAGTCGAATACTGGCGGCAGATTGCACGGGAGCAAGGCAAGATACTGACAACTACGGAAGAAATTAAAGAATTTCAGCGCCAGCAAACAGGACAGGTTAAAGATCAAGCCGGTTTAGAGGAAAAGAAGAAAGAGCTTAAGCAGGCGCAGCTTGAATTGGAGGCCGAGCTTTATTCAAAAAACCACGACATTAAGGCAGAGTTGCAGAATCAAATAAGCGAGCTTGAAAGAATTATTGCCTTAGTCGAACAATATCCCATTAACCTTGATAAAGCAGTGGAGATAGTCAACAGGCAAAATGTTGATTTGCGTGATCAGCAAAAGATTCATGAAGCAATAGAGCAGGCGCGGGCTATTGGAGACGAGAGAGCCATAACATACTGGAACAATATTCTTGGGCTGCAAGACAGGGCACTGGCTCTAATGAAAGAAACTGGTGCTGATTATCAGCACGCATACGATCTGGCATATGAGCAATATGTATTGAAAGAAGGAGACTTGGATTTAAATGGGAAGATTACACTTGAAGAAAAGAAACAGCATGAAAACATTTTAAAAATCATAGCCAAAGCCCAAAAGAAAAAGGAACTATCAGAAAAAGAACACAGCATTTTGGTTCGCAAGCTTTTGCCAAGTTACGAGAAAAACAAAAAGTTGCATGAAGAAATCTATGGGAAGCTTCAATCTCAAGAGGGGATGAAAAAGAAGCTTTTGAAGCATTCAGAGCAACAAGGAATTGAGCTTGGCAAGCAACCCCCGATCATTGACGAAATCAATTACAAGACAGAAAAAACTGCGGACGCAACAGAAAACGTAGTAAATGAAGAAGTTGAAGTTGGCAAACAACTAGACAAATCAAACGCCAAGCGTAGAGAGGCATTAGGATTAGCCAATGCGTTAAAAGCTGCCGGTGGTAACCAGATTATTGATGTTAACGTAAACGCCAAGGTTGGCAGCGAACTTTCTAGCTTTATTGTTCCTCATTTACAAGCACACACAAGGCTACTATCATCAATCGACAACTCTCTTAAATGTTAATATGAGCATACCATACATACAAGCAAGCATGGCCAACGTGCGGGCCGTTGAAGGCACGTTTATCAGCTATCCATTTTTAGAAGATGGCGACACCGACACCAAGGTTTACAACATGACTTGCACACAGCTTGCAACGGATTACAACTCCTCTCAAGTGGCTTTAGATACCCCCATGACTACTGCCGCACAGGCGGGGGTTATAGCTTTGCCATTTTCCAGTGATTCCGGCGCTTATTTTGTCGGTGATACTGGCCACACATCTATTAGCGGTGGAATGCTTTCTTTTACAAGAACGTTCGCCAACATCCCAGCAACCCACACATCACCAATCG